TATTCATATCAAAATCTTTACTTTCAAACGTAGCAAAGCCCGCATCTTTTACACGCTGTAAAATTTTCGGGTATTCGTTTGGTTGTAGTGTTATTTTCATGACATGACGCCTATAGTAAGATTTACGTTGCTCTGTGAAGGATTCCAGCGCACAGCCAAGATCATCGCCCTGCGATTGCTGTACGTGCTTCCAAAGCCTGATTGTCCTTCACGTAGTCCATAAATATACATACTCGAAATCTCAACAATGTCGCCAGCCGTCAACAGGCAATGCTTTTCAGTTACTGTGAGATTTAACTCTTCATAAGGCTCTGCATCCCATCGATGCATTCGGGTGAGATCGGCATTTGCTTGTGTTGGCTGGATCGGACTATCCACACGATAAACAAGCCGCAGATCCCTCGTGATTTCTGTGCTTGTGGGTAGTATGGGAATACTGTTGCCGCTAGATGAAACATCTTGATCTAATCCTGTTGTGTCGTTGTATGTTTTGATTGTGCTTTTGCCATACACTGTTGATTGTGTAGGGCTATACAATGAATGTGAGTCTATGCTGATTATATCCCGATCAGTAATGTGATCTTTTACTGTGAACCAGTTTGCTTTATTTGGATTTTGGCACACTCTCCAACTCAATTGATTTTGATCCCATACTGGCCACATTCCCATACTCAAAACAGCATCAAGAAAGTTTGAAATGTTGCCAGCCTCAGAAATCAGCAATTCGATCTCATGTGTGCCGCTTGAAGTTGCCCACGCCAAATTGTAGTAAGCGTTAAGATTTTGCAGATTAAAGAGATTAGGATTGAACTTGACACCGAGCGCCCATGATGCGGGATAATCATCAAAAGCGCCTTGTGTGCCGTCGCCTGTACTCATGACAAGACGAGCAAAGACATAATCGGGACGCCCTCGAAGTCTTGCAAGGCTTGTAACTAGATCATTGATATGCAAATGATCATGTGATGCGGTACTTGGATAATTGCCTGTGCTTGCAATCGTCAAATATCCAGCGGGTGCGATTGTTGTTGTTTTGCTGCTCCAAGTCCAATAATCAGTCTCACCATGTTGATCATCAGTGACAAAGATCATGCCGTTTTGTCCTGTCTCTTTCTCAAAGATCGTTATATCATCAAGATAGAGATTTGGATCACTGGAGAAGTTAAAATTTGTTGTTACTTTTGCAGTCTGTCCAGCATAGTGCCAGAATTGCGCCTCGTCTGCTTTGCTGGTTAGTCTTGATTGCATCAGTGTCAAAAAGTCAACAAACTCCAAACGCCACAAGCCCCGCCCGCCTGTAATACTTCTGAGTTGCCCTATACAAACACGATTCCGCAAGCCGTCTCTAATCATATGCAATTCAGCCACTGCGCCACGTCTAGGGAAATCCATCAAAGGACGCAGATCGCCCGCAACTGTTACAGTAAAGCCTCCAAAGTTTACAGACCACCGCTGTGGCGTTACTTGCACACTGTCGATCGTTACGTCTGCATTTGCTAAAGCGATCTCTGTTCTCATGCTGATTTGATCAGCGTTTGGGCTCATGTTGTAGTCCTTGCTAGATGCTAAGAACTTGAGCACATACGAAATCACTTTTGCGGGCTTGTCTAGGCTGTCAAGAAATGATTGTGTCCATGCCATACTATTCCCCTAAGACTTCAGGGCTTGAAATGCTGCCAAATCCTACGCCATTCAAGCCCGATCCAATGTCTCTAAGGTGGTGAGGCATTGCTCTTGTCATCCCATCAAGAGAGATCCCCGCACCTTGTCGCCCTCCTGAAGTACTGCCAGCAAGTGATCGCCCAATAGACACGCCTGATTCTCCGATCGTGTCAGGATGTGCGGCGTACAGTGTCACATAATCCACAACAAGACGAATAGAAAGCGAAAACAGCCGCCCGCCTTCGTTTGTTATAATTGCCTGTCCTATGTCGCTTTGTGGTCGTTTCAGGACTGGATAAAATCGATAATGACGCATGAAAGCGGGTTGATCATATTGAAATCGTACAGGGTTCACAGTGTCAACGTCGCCGCCTTGTGCTGTAGCGTAGGTAACAGTTTGCATTTTTACAATTTCTTGTATCATTGCGGGGCTGCTTGTCTCGATCGTGCAATAGTCGCCTACGGCTGGCGTTGCGCTTGTGCCTGTAAAGTTTAAAAATGGATTTGCATAGATTAAAATTTTTGTGCTGTTGTTGTTTAATGTGCCTCGTATTGGAAAACAATAAGCTTTTGAGTCATCGGCAGCAAACGACACAGAGAAGCCCCGATCAAGATGGTTCTGCAACGCGTGAAACTGTATAGCCAGATCCTCGCCTCCAATCATGCGATCCCGCTGTATTGTAACGATTTCTTGAGTCCTACCAACTGATCTCTGTATTGAGCCAGTCAGAGAGACAGCATCTACAGCCTCGACGGATATATCACTGTACATCTCGCCCAGTGCCTCGCCGAGATCGATTGTAACCAGTGAAGCGCCATTCAAAGCGCCAAATGGTTCAGGTGTAAAATAAAATTTTGCGTTGCCCATTATCTGCCCCCAAATAGATTGCTTGACGATGTGCCGAATTGATTATTGAATCTGATCTCTATCTCTCTCACAAGAGCGTCGACAGCATTGCGATCTACAACGGCGCTGTTTATGTTTATCGTCATTCCGCCGCCTGTGGTGTTGTTCAGTTGGCGATCTACTTGCTGCGGGCGTTGTCCACTTTGCGGCACTACAAATTCGCCTCTGTGCAACTGTGCAAGCGTATCCTGTGCCCCTGTGAATCTGATCCCTCCTTGCGCACTGGGTACGAATCTGCCGCCGCTCATATATGATAATGATTGATTGGGATCAAAGAAAGCCCTGATTGCGCTCCGCCTTGCTTGTCGTCTTGATTGTCTAGTTTCATCAGGTGCTCGATCTCTAAATGAAAAGAAGCCGCCTACTAATTTAATTAGCTCTTGAAATAATCGCCCGATCCCGTCAAAGATTGCCTCTGCAATTGCAAGGGCTAAATTTGGAACAATAGACAAAATTAATTCAGGCAATACAGCGATCCCGTTTGCTATTGCTTGAGCCTGTGCCAGTGCTTCTTCTCTGATCTGCTCAGGTGTCTTTTCTCCTAGCGAAATCAATGTGCCAGCAATAGCCCCTGCAACTGGTGACAAAAGCCCCGCAATGCCTGCCACGTCTAGACTTGCCACAGTTTGCACGATACCAGTTGCTTCATCGATTCTTTGCTGTCTTTGCCGCTCTGCTTCTTTTGCGGCTCGCTCTTCTGCTTTCTTGGCTCGCTCTTCTTCTTTCTTGGCTCTATCTGCCTCTTTTGCTGCGATCTCGTCTTGCTTTGCTTTCTCTTCGTCTAGTTGTTGATTTCGTATTTTACCAAGTTCAACAAGGGCGGCGTTTGCGGTTTCAATGTCTCCTGAAGTCTCAGCAAGATCAAAAAGTTTATTTGCCTGTTGTTCATAGGTTGCATTGATCTTTTCAACTGCATCTAACTGGCTAAACTTTGCGGTTTCAAGTATTTTTTCAATCTGCTCCTGTGCTTTTTGTGCTTGCTGTTCCTCTTTTTCTCTTTGGCGTTGTTCTGCTTGCTCTTTTCTTAATCTTGCTGCTCTTGCTTTTTCAGCCGCTTTTCTTCGTTGCTCTGCTTGTTCGATCTCAAGAGTTTGCTGTAAAATCTGTTTGTATTCTTGCGCTTGTCCTTGTACTAGATCAAAGTTTTGACTATTGGATTCAATCAGGCGCTGGGTTGCTGCTCGCTCTTCTTGAATCTGTGCGGCTTGTGTTCTTAGTTCTCTTTCAGGTGCTGTTGTTGCCCCAAACTTTGCGCCTGTTAATTGCTCTTGTCTAACTGTTTGAGTTATGCGCCGTTGCTCTTTGAGTAAGTCGATCTCTTCTTGTATTTGTTGTAATCTTTTATCTTGTTGTCTTGCTGTCTCTTCAAGTGCTTTTCTTTCTTGAAGATAAGCCTGTGTTGATACTTGAGAAAAATCCTTAACAGCCTCTTCATTTTGTCTTGTCTTTTGCTCTGCTTCAGTTGTTGCACCTGATAAAAGTTGCAACTGTACACGAGCCTGATCTAATTTCATTGAATAATCAGCGATCGTGTCTCTTGCATCATTGGCGATCTTTTCTTGCTCTTCAATGATTCTGTTTGATTCTTCAATTGCGGCGGCTAGATCTTTTGTTCTCTGTTCTGCTTCTTGTTGTTGTGCATCCATATAAGCAAACGCCGCACCCGCTGCAATTGCAACAGTAGCAGCAACAGCAACAGCAGGATTGAGCAAAAGCGTCATCCCTCGACCAAGCCCCTCAACAATCGAAACACCATCTGATGCACTCATCAAAAAGTGCCCTAATTGTGGATTCACATGCCCGATCCCTTGCGCCAAGTCCCCAAGAGCGCCATCAAGATCCCGACCTGCTCGCCTAAAGTTTCGGGCTGCTTTTGTTGCGTCTCTTGACTGCTTTTCTACACGCTCTAATCCTTGCGCTGCGCCTTTGCTTGAGTGCTCGATCCTGTCTAGGCTTTTACTGGCTCCCTCTGCCTCTTTGCTTGTGGTGTCAAGGGCTTTTGTAGCGCCTGAAGCGTCAACTTTGAGCACATACTGAACAACTGTATCATTTGCCATCTTTGATCCTCTGTTATGCGCCTATCATAGCCGATTATATCAAGACTAGCACAGAAGAGATTTTCAGCCTATTATATCGATTAAGTCAGTCAGTGAGACAGTCGGCTGCACGCCGCTCTTTTTGTATCGCTTCAATAGGCGATTCATGCGACTCCCTCTGTGCTTTATGCACTTCAAGCAGATCATCAAGTCGAACCAGTCTAACTTTGCGATCTCACTGGGTAGCGTGCCATACATGCGGGCGATGATGTCAATGATATGGAAATACTCCTCACTATCTGCGAAAGGTTTGCAGCCGTTTGACCGCTTCCCCCTGTCCTTTGAGTGCCTTGTCAAGGATAGCCGCTCTGTCATCTTTGGAGAGCATGCCGATCCATAGCATATTTCTTTCAGGATTTTGCTCCTGTTGTGTCAATACAATCTGTATCCGCTCCCATTGCTCGCCCTCGCCCGCTTTCTTAGCCTGTGAGACACATTGCGCAATGATTTGATCTTGGCTCTGTGCAATCTTCTCCATTTGCTCAGGGCGTATCTTAGACAGCATCTGATAAGCCTGATCAAGTGTTTCCTCATCAGGCTCGTCTTGTAGTGCTTTGCTCATCTTTTGAAAGCGGCTGATCTCGCCTGTGCTGGCTAGTGCTTGCAATAGGAGAGAGTTTGCAAGGCTGGCTTTTTCAATCTCAGCGGGGGAGAGAATGCGCCCTTTGATCAGCAACTGCCCCGCAAAGATCTCCAGTTCGAACTGACTAACTTGCTGCACTTCTTGTAAAAAATCTTTCAACATAGGATCTCCGTTGTGTGTTGATTCTCTCGATAGTTTAACGGATCGGGGATCATTCATCCCATATTAATTACATTTATTTAGTATTATTTTGTATAAATATGTTGACATATCAAAAGTAATCCTATAATATATAAGTATAGTCAAGAACAACACAACAACGGAGTACAAAATGACTATCAATCTTTCAAACGGCTCTTTTCAAACAAATGAAATCTCAATCTTCTGTGCACACGATGAACTTGGATACTGTGTAGTCATTGAAATGAATAACGGTATTACAATAAATTTTGAAGTGGATAAAAAATCAGAAGTAACAGAAAAGATTGCCAACATTGTGAAGTTTTACGGATACGCGACAAGCCTTTACTTCGCAAAGTTTGACGCTAAGAACTGGCTATAATCAATCAACTCGGGCGGCTTCGGTCGCCCACTTACAACAACGGAGCAAATCATGAACAGACAACAAGCAAAGCAACTCGGACAGGCGATCGGATTCTCAATGTGTGGATTGATGATGTATTTGATCGCATGGTCACTGCTTCGAGCACTGGCAAGCACAGCACTCTAAAACAAAAGACCGCCTCCCAACAACAACGGAAAAGGGGGGCGGTCAGTATGTCAAGATACAAGAGCAGTCTAACAGACTGCTTTTTGTGTGTCAAGCGTTTTATGCGCCACTAGAAGAGGCGTTCTTGATTTCGATTGTTAAGCCAGCATCTGAGCCGCTTGCATAGCCTCTAACTGTAAATGTACGCTCTACACGTCCAAAGGCGGTTATATTGTCGTTGTAGTCTTCGATCGTTGCACTATCAAGAATGATCTTGAATCTGTGCGTTGTCTCTGCGGCTCTTGTAAACTCGATCGATACTTCGCCACTGTTGCCATCAAGAGAATCATTGTAGAGACTGTTATCAGTCACGTCGCAAGTGATAGACATTGTAACTTCACGCACATCTGTTGGAACTGGCTCGCCTGTCAGTTTTGAGCCTAGCAAGTTGCGGCGATCAAGTTTATTGTCAAGTGTCAATTCAAAAGAGCGAATTGCCAAAGTAGAGATCGACAATGTACCGCCCAAACTTAGATCGCCTGCTTCATAGTGATAGACTTGATCAAATGTGGGCGCTGTGAATGTGATGTTAGAGGCACGTGTTGCGCCGTCTTTTGCCAGTACATCAAATGAGCAAGTCATTTCTGATCCAGCCTCAGCGCTGATCGTCATCGTGCTGATCTTTACGCCTGTGAACTTTTCCATACTGTTAGCAAGATTTGATCCACGTTGAAAATCAACGGTCAAACTCGGCTGATCTTCTGCTGGTGTGTATGTGTGAGTAAATAAAGGACTTGTCCCAGTCGTAGCAACAGAGCCAAGAGCGGCTTTAATGAACAGCCCGATCCCGTCATAGTATGCAGGGATCTCCACTGTTCCGCCTGCGTTTCTGAAACCCTCAAACGTACCTGATAGCATGCCGCTTGTCGGTACTGATAAGTGTGTGCGGCGTTCTCTCTCTTGTACAACTCCGAGCGTGCTGCTGATCAGTTTTACAAATACAGTTGTTGTAATTGCGTTGCCCCAAGTTGTCTCTTCTGCGATTTTTAAAAATGAATTTTGTGCGAATAAAATAGACATGATTGCCCCTATGGTAAAAGATTGATCACTCGTAAAATAGCACGAATTTGAAACAGTTGTCCGAGTGTTGTAGAGATTTGGATTGCTATTGCATAATCTGATCCACTGTCGCCTGCTTTATATGTAGCCCGTACAAATCCATTGCCGAGCCTTGTGCTGGCTATGTCATAACGTGCGCTTGAATCTGATCCGCTGCTGTCGTATGAAAACACCTGCACGTAGTCGATCCCCTCTTCGTCGTTGCGCTCGTTGTATGGGCTGATTCGTTTTGCAAAGTTTTGATTGATTGTAAAATACACATGTACTTCATCAGTAGACGCTTTAATAAACGACTGTACAGGGCTATCTAAGGCGCTTTGACTGGCTTGCTGACTCACTACCCTTGAATGTGGTGCTGAAAGCATTATAAAGCCATCTTTGGCGGCTGTAATCGTTACGCTTGTGCTGTGGTCTGTAGTTTCATCAGGCTGGAAAAAATAGACATAGGCAACAGCAAAGGAATCGTCGTTCTTAATGCTCAGCCCGTCGATCTGAAGTATTAGCGTTCTAGTGCTGTAGTTAGCGCCTGATTTGCGGGCAAAGTTTACAATCACGCCATCTGAATCTGTCACAACTACATCATTGAAATCTGATCGTATGTTGTCCCAAAAATCATCCCAATCGGGCGGCACTTCAAATTCAACGTCGATCGTCGCTGTAGTGCCTGATCCGCCTGTGGCATCAATCCCGACTATTTGCCGCCGTCTGTATTCTGCATCGTACCAAGTCATTGATCACACTCCTGTTCTGCTCTGAAATGTTACAGTGACTTCAATATAACCGATTGCAACGCCATCCAATCCAAATCTATCGCCCTCGATTGCCGTAAAGTTACAGATCACATTGTCGATCGTTCTTGTGGTGTCAGGATTTGCCAGCCCTAAGAATCGATCTTCAGTTACTTCTTTGATAATGTCGCTTGTTAGATTCAGTACGTTTTTTGTACGATCTGACAGATCAGAGCCACCACAAAAGCAATAAATCTCAAAGCGTGCTTGCATTCTGTAACTTGTCAGATTCAATCCCTGTTCTGTCGTGTAATCAATAAATGATACACTAGCGTAAGGCACTCTTGGAGGATCAAGCAAAGCACCCAGCACAACGCTATTGCGCATATCAAGCCCACTGTAACCAGCAGAGAAATCTGTTGCCGCCTTGCTTTGAAGCGCTTCCAATACTCTGTAAATCGTTGCATTTGACATTGTTAATCCTCAATCAGTGCAATGCGAAGCAAGTCTTGTAATTTGGGTTTCAATTCTTTTTGTTGTATTTCCATACTTCTGCCCAAAAATCGTCTCGGTCTAATAAAACGCGTTCCAAACTCTATAAATTTTGCATAAAATAATTCTTCACCACGAAATTGCCCGCCTGCCTGTAAAGTTGCAGAAGGCAATCCATTTATGATCACAAATCGGCCCGCTATACTTTGCCGCAGTCTTCCTCCGCCTCTTCCTCTGCGCAATCGACTATTTTTGAATTGTGAAAATTGAACATTTTTCGATCGCCCTTCCATTTGTAGAGCGGCAGTCTTTAAGCGTTTCTCTAATTGATTTAGCAGGCGAGTCTTTGCCCCTTTCATTTGCGGAGACAGTTGATCAAACTCCATTATAGCCCCCTATATAATCACAACTGAATTGCGATACGGATACAGGATCTCTTTTACTTCAGGCGGGATAGTATTGGGCAAATATGAAGTTGTTGCGCCTCTGACTGTCTGACTTTTCTTGCCTTGACTTGTCTTTGCTCTGTGGAGTTGGCTAGCATACACACAAACAGCATGCACAACATCTTTATGATATAAAGTGAATCCAAAAGTCCCGATCACTCTGTTGCCCCTGTATGACTTTGTAAATCCTACAGTGCTAGTATCAGGCTTGATGATCAATAGCCCCTGTTGCTTATCGATCTCAAATTCGTCGCTGTTTACTTCTGTATCTGCTGTATATTTGCGTTCAGGATCAGCGTGTACGCTTGTTATTGTTACAATGGGTCTGAGTGGCAACTGTAGGACATTTATATTGTCGATCCAATATGAATCAATATAGAGCGTGTAAGTCGTTACGGCTAGTGTGGGCGTGTTGCTACTATCAGGCGAAGGAAAGCCGAGCCAACGGGCGATCGTTGACTCGACTCTATCAAGTAAATCGGATAGTTCTGTATCGCTTCCTGTGCCTGTAACTTCAGGCAAGTACTCCTTTAATATATCGGTTGTAACAAGAGGCATACATTTTTATCCAAAGTCAGTTAGTTAGTAAGAGCGTGCTTGTCGTAAGTGCAAG